AATATCAGCTGTACGCCGACAAACACCACTGTGGCGATCTTGCCACCGTAATATAGCCAAACACAAAATGGCACGCCGACAAATATCAGCAGTCCTATCCACGCCTCAATGACAGTGTCCCTGTCTGGCTTTTGAAACTTTAATTTGCGCAAAAAGTCTTTCAATTTCATATAGTCCTCTAACTGTAAATATACGGATTACATAATTCCGCCCCACTCCATCACCACCTCGTGCTTCAGTTGTAGCCAGAAACCCATCAATACAGAGTCGAATATGTCAGGCGATTTGCCGAGCCGCTTCTTGATTGACTCTTTGGATTCCAACACAAACACCTTGTCTTTGTACTCGTGGTGGTGCATCTGTGCCTCTTTAATAAACTCATTGAGAAATGGAAAGCTATCGAGGATTTTGACCTTGCCGCTGTCCAGCCCCATTGCCAGCATGTACGCTACCTGTGATCGTAAATTATTAAACGCCATCAGCTCCTGCGAACGCTCGGCGTCCTCTCGACTCTTCGGCTCGTCATCAAACGTTAGGAATGGGTCGGGCGAAAAGCCAGACTTAAACACCGCGAACTCAGCGCCGCGGTCTTTGCCGCCATCGATAACGCCAACACCAACGCCCACACCGTCAACCGCAATATTCTCGTAGCCAATCGCGAAGTTATCTGAATGCTCAATCAGCCACTCGGCTTGCTTGCCAGTCTCTATCTGTTCGTTTGAGTCTTTAGTAATCGTGCCGTCAATTAGCGTCAGATTTTCCCAGTCTGCCGCCACACTGCGGTCAACGCCATCACGAGCCACGTCGTACCCAGTCGTCTTGCGACCTGGTTTATAACTTTTGACGACAGCCTTGGCAAAGATGCTTGAGCGGAATATCGTCTTGCTCTCGTCTTGGTATTCCCAGTTATTTTTGAGGTACCGCTCCACCCACCATGTCGGGTTGGTCATCATCGCGTCAATATCTGATTGCATCTGCCACGAGTCCGACAAGTCGAACTCGACCACACGAATATTTGGCGGTAGCGGCTCATACTTGCCGTTCCCGCCGTATTTCCAGCGCATGTATACCTCTTTAATGTGCTCAACATCATTTGGGTTTAGGGTGATAATAGCGATGCTCGGCTGTCCGTTAGTATTGCGGCGCCCTTTGCGGGATTTGGCTGTGGTAAACATTGTCAGTGACAATTCGTCAGCCTCGTCAATATGACTAGCACTGGCGTTGATACCTTTAATCTTCTGCCCGTTCCTGTCTTTTGTCTCGTCAGCTTCCACAAAGCCAATCTTTGAGCCGTTTGGGAACTTAATCTCATAATCTTGGCCGTTGTATGTGTAGTCCTCGCCCTCCTTGAAGTTCTTGCGGTCGAGCATCGTCAGATACGACGGAATTACCGATCGCTTCGCCGTGCTGATATTCTTACGAAACACTGTCCAGTAGGTCTTCTCAAACGTGTCACAAATATCGATGCCGACACTCGCCGCAATGTCTGTCTTGCCAGTACCTACCGCACCGATCAAATAGATAGTATCGACTTCGGGGCAGTCGTTAATAATATCGACAACGCTCTGCTGCTTTGGCTTCAATTCTAGCGACATGAACTACTCGCCTTTCGTTTTGCGCGGCTTGATGGCCGATACGATTTTTGGCGGCTGTTTCTCGCGAACGCTGACATCCAGGTCAACGTGATCAACTGGCTTGCCAAACGCTCGGTCTAGCATGTCCTTGATCGCCTTGTTGTCAGGCTTCTGCGTAGCAATGAAATAGTACTCGTCATCCACGCTATCAAGCTCACCGTCGAGAAATGCCGCAATTGTTTCGGGGTCAGTAACTTGCTCTGCCGGTAACCGATTGCCCTTGCGGTCGGTCTTTATAACGAACAGTAGTTGCACACCTGTTGCCAGTCGGAACTGTGCTTCATACAGCTTGTCAGCGTTTCTGGTGATTCGATCCAAGATACGCTGCTTCTCTTTCATTCGATCGAGAACCTTTTGGGTCTTTTTGCCTTTGACCCCACCACTGCCTTTTCTAGCGCCGCCATGAGTTGACGGCGATGTACGATTGCAACTGGCTACGTGAATGTCATAGTTGTCCTGCCGCTTATACTTTCGGCCGCATTTAGGACATGATTTGAAGTCGTCTTTCATAGTTATAATTCTAGAGATTGACGCGTAGTTCTTTTGGTATTGACTGTTCGGAAACGGCTGAGATGTGTACGCCGTAACTGTTTGCGATGAGCTGTACTTGCATGAAAGTCAGATCTTTCGTACTCCTCAGCTTGCGCAGCATATTTTGGTATGGTTTCTTGTTTCGATCTTGCCAAGACTGTAAAAGAATGTAGTGCGATAACGGCTTGCATTTTCGCTCGTCACCAACAATAATTGCCTGTTTCGAAATATAATAAATGGCGACCTGCCCGATCTCCTGACGGCGTCGCCTCGTCTTGTCTTGTTTGTCGATTTTTAGCCATTTGACCATGTTTGTTATCCCTCCTCTACCTCTGAAATATACAGATTAGGCGCTGGCAATCGCGGCCTCCCAACCGCTCAATCTCACCAGCGCCTAGCTATAAAATGCTTTGACTGTTTTATCAAGCAGTCAAGCGTTCCACTTCGGCCATAAACCTCTCAAGTTATTGACTCAATAAACTCAATTGCCGCATCACACCCCTTACAAACAACAGTCTGAATGCCAGCTTCATTGAGTGTTTTAATCCACTTCTTTTGGTTCTCTGATGTCACGCCTCCTTTCCTGCGTTTCATTTCGATAGCAACAAGACGATGGTTTTTACCATAAACACCGTCGCCACTAACAACAGGATTGTCTCCATAATGTATGAACTCCATCGTTGCGTCGCTATAGTCTGCTGGGACTACCACGAATAAATCTGGCACGCCAGAACTCACACCGAGCTTCTTATTCTTGTTTCGCTGTTTGTGGCTTTTGGTGTATGTTTCGTTAGGCACTCTGAAACGTGGATAGCCGTTATCATCTAGCCATTTGACAAACGCTTCTTGCTCTTGATCCTCGTATGGATTATCTATGTTTGCGAGATTAGGCATTATTCCCACTCCTTAATTCCAAAATAAGCTAACCAATCTGCTCGATTTTCTTTAATAGACCTTTCAGCGTCTTCTTTGGTTGCGTAGTGAACGGGTTCGCCTCTGTCGCAACTGAACACTTTTGTACAATCCAGCATTCTGTTCTCGTGGTCAAAATAAACAATCCAGCCGCCATATTCACTCTCAAAGATTGGCTCAAAGTCCGACGTTTTTCGCAGTCTGACTTCAGCTAGTTTGCGTTCATGAGCTTCTTTACATTCTTCTTCGGTGTGATAAGTATTACCATTGTCAATATTCAATCTGTCAATGATAGCGTCCGTGTAATTGCGACAGCTAACCTTGCCCCAATAGTCAATGTACCAATATGTATCATTCCATTTAAGATTCCAGTTAATACTGTCTGTTGGCTCGAACCACTCGTCAAAATTATCGATCTCTCTAACAAGAATTGAATGTTTACGGCCTGATTCACACGCTTTCAAAACTCTTGTGCCATCGATTTTAATTTTCTCTTTGAAGATTGCCCCAGCTTTAACGGTGGGCAAATCTTTTAGTAGCTTATATAGTCTCATTTCTCCTCCAACAACTCAGGGTTCTCGTGAATATTACCAGCGACTTCTAGTTGTGTTAATTCAAAGAGAGGCTCAGCCGTGCCTGCACATTCGCCTATGAAACCACCATCAGAAAACTTAACCACCCAGTACTCAATAGGCTCGCCAGTGTCATCTATAAGGATATCTCCCTCATAAATCTCTCTACTGTTTATGTCTCTTAGTCCAGTGAATTGCTCTGCGATATTCTCACCTCTAAAGATGTCGTCTCTGTATTTATAGAAGTCAACTTTGATATAAGAAAAAAATCCGAATAAAAAACTTCCGTCTGAGGATATATGCACTAAATCATCTGGGATATATTTCTTTAATAAAGTATTCCAAACTCTAAACTTTATTTCACGCATTAGATTTCCTTTCTGCTATAGTTTCCTTCATCAAATCCATTGTTTCTTCTGTGTCGTCAATTAAGTCATAATACCAATCCTCAATGGTTTTTAACTTAAGCTCTTTTATGGCTTCAAAAATATCATTTGCTGCTTTTGCGTCGAGTACGGATTGATAACATCCAAGTCCATCATATTTTGTATGACCCCTGGCGATATTGAGTTGAGCAGCTTGCGTAAGAACTCTGTATTCATACAACGTTTGATATATTTTATCTTTTGTTTTTTTATCGAGATTGCTCACGCTCATAACACGTCCTCCGCCTTGATAACCTCTGCATCACCAGCGGAATCTGCCTCTGACACATCTCTAACGTCATAGCCCCAAATCTCGTCAAAATCGACATTTACGAGGTTTTGTTCATCTTGTACGCATCGCTCGGCGACTTGTTTTGCTTGCTCGAGACTGTCGGCTTCAATAAAGAGCTTTCCCATTACAGTTTGTTCAATTTCTGCTTCGTAAATCATTATCATTTTCTTTATCTATGTCCATAAATTAGTGGTTTAGTTGACATCTGCTATTTTGTCTTTTTTTTCTTCAATTGTGTAGCCCTCATCGCTACTAATTACATCTTTACTGAAATAGTTAGCTATATTTCCAAAAATCAATACATAACATGCTTTAATGTCGCTCATAAATAATGGACGATACTCTGCACGAAGACAAAACTTTTTTGCAATTCTCTCAATATCTTCTTTGGGTAGTATTCTCTCGATATCATGCTTATTAAATCTAAGATTATGTTCTATTGCAAATTCTAACTCTTCAACTGTCTCTTTGTATGTCATTGTATTATGCTTGCCCATAAATATTCCTCCTTATCTACACGAAATCATGTGGTTTTATTCAACCACAGAACTGGGGCAAGGCGACACCAAGTGAGTGTATATCATTAGTTAATTACTTTAAGGATTGATGTCGCCAGTTGATAGCACCAAATGATAGTTGTTT